TGGATGATGTGGTAATTAATATCCCAATATATTCTGACCCTGATAAGGTAGAGGAAATATACTCCAAAAAAGATGATGTTGAGATTAAGTATGTGGCTACCACAGCATTAGACGGGGGTCTAATTGCCTCTGATATTTACTACAGAGAAACCCCACACCCTGATTTTGGTAATCGTTACTTTCGTCTCACTGTAATAGATGGTAAGTTTTGGATTGGTGATGCCGATAAGATCGAAGACTTAGAGTTTGGTATGATTCAGGATTTGGCAGGGGATTGGTGGTATTCAACCCACAGACATGATTATATTCGTCACAATGAATGTGTTATTGACGGTGGCAGGGCTTATGTAAGGGGTAATAATATCACTATGTTCAAGATGGTTAATGGAGAGTTTATTAAACAAGGAGAATAAATGTCAGGGATCTGCTTAGAGAAGCTCGGCCATAAAGATTGTGGCACGAGTCAAGGCTTGCAGGTTTACGCACAAGAAGATGGTTCGGTGGATGGTTACTGCTGGAATTGCTTAACATACATAGCAAATCCATATGGAACTGAGAAGAAGGTGGGTGACTTAGACCTACCACCACCCAAAACAGAAGAAGAGATTAAGACAGAAGTAGCTGAAATTAGTGGCTACCAGTGTGTTGATCTCCGTGCTCGTAAACTTAGAGCCAAGAATTTGGATAAATTTAACATAAAAATAGCTGTCAGTGAGAATGATGGTAAGACACCAATCATATCCTACTTCCCTTACACTAAAGATGGTAAAGTCACAGGGTATAAGGCTAAAAGTCTGGTTGGGGAGAAGAAAAGCTGGTCTGTGGGTGATTGTAAGCAAGCAGATTTGTTTAATTGGGAGAACGCTCGTAAGTTAGGGGCGTATCGACTAATTATCACTGAAGGTGAGGAGGATGCTGTTGCTGTTGATCGTATTTACGAAATGTATGGCAACAAGGACTACGAACCTGCCATTGTAAGCCTCCCAAGGGGTGCTTCCAGTGCAAAACAAGCAATATCAAAACATTTAGATGAAATTAATAGGATATTTAGGGAAGTTGTATTATGTTTCGACGACGACCCACCGGGACAGAGAGCTATTGAAGCTGCGCTCTTACTCCTACCAAATGCAAAAACAGTAAAACTACCATGCAAAGATGCTAATGATTGTATACTTGAGGGCCACGTAAAGGCCGCCTACAAGTCATTTGCATTCGATGCTGCTAAACCAAAGAACTCTCGTATCGTATGGGGACGTGATCTACACGAAGCCGCACGAGAACCAACACAAAGAGGTGAATTGACTTGGCCTTGGTCCAATCTAGACCAAATGCTACGAGGGATACGTTACGGAGAGACTATTTACATCGGTGCTGGTGTTAAGATGGGTAAGAGTGAGTTGCTTAATGCTCTCGCCTCCCATTTCATTAACCAACACAATGTTAAGGTGTTTATGGCTAAGCCAGAGGAAGCTAACAAGAAAACGTACAAACTTATGGCTGGTAAATTAGTTGGTAAGAACTTTACCGACCCAGACATTGAGTTTGACTATGAAGCGTTCGATAAAGCCTCTGTCTTACTTAAGGACAACCTAGCTATGGTTGATCTATACCAACACTTAGGCTGGGAGTCGTTGAAGGCAGATATTGTCCAAGCCGCAGCAGCTGGAGTGAAGGTTGTATTTATTGACCCGATCACCAACTTAACCAACGGTATTAACGCAGCAGAAGCCAACACGAAGCTACAGGAGGTCGCTCAGGAGTGTGCAGCTATGGCTCTGGACCTGAACATCGTAATCTTCCTGTTCTGCCACCTGAAGGCTCCTGAGGGCAACATCCAGAAGGATACACGCATTAAGAAGTATGCTAAGGGTGATTTCGTTGGTTTGGGTAACTGTCCACATGAGATGGGGGGTGATGTACTATCGTCTCAATTCTCTGGAAGTAGGGCCATGATGCGTAGTTGTAATTTGATGTTAGGTTTGGAAGGGAACAAAGATGATGATCTCCCGACTGAATACCGTAACATACGCTACTTAAAAATATTAGAAGACAGAGAGTTTGGGAACTCAGGTAAACAAGGTTTGTTCTGGGACCGTAACACAACTCTGTTCAAGGAGATTTAATTATGAAAAGAGGAACACGTTTCTTTTGTCAATGTAAGGACTGTCGAAAAGCTAAGAAAAAAGGCTTAATATTGGGGACTAGAAGAGCTCGACACTTTCAGAGTGGTTTTACCCCAGATGGTATGCGTGGCCCTTTCTCGGACTATGTGCCGTACCACCGTTATCAAAAAGGTCGGGACAAGGGATGATGTTTAGTAATATACTAGCATTCATTGTAGTTTACATGCTAATAGGAGCTATCATAGCAGGGAGACTACTACCAGATAGAACTTTCAGCGGACCTAAAGCTGCTGAGAAATTTACAGTTGATTGGATTTTGATGTGGCCATTGTGGATGTGTCTTAGTTTATCATTCTGGATAGCAGCACAATTTTTTGAGGAGGACGAGGATGATTGAGGGTTTAATTATATATTTGTTGGGGTATGTGTTTACTATCATCTTTTTTATAGTGTACAGTATGAGAAACCAGCCGTATAGCTTGTCGCTCATTTACATTATTATTGTTGGGTTACTCTGGCCTCTTGTCTGGGCATCTATTGGCATAAGCTACCTCATAGACAGGTTTAAAACATGATTGATCTAAACACTTTCTACCAAGAAAACCATGACAGACAGACTAAGATTATGACTCGTCTAGCAGGTAGTAGGGACGCAGGGGAGGATGTTGTACAAGAAGCGTACATGAGAGCTTGGAAGTATAAGGGCTCTTATAATCCTAACAAGGCTAAGCTCAACACATGGTTCAACACCATCCTCTATAACTCTCTGCGTGACTACAAGAAGCTTGATAAGCTAGGAGGAGTTGTTGTAGATAACAAGACGGATGAGATTGAAGAGCATGTCCCATACGAGAAGGTGCAAGAGCATCTACTGCTAGTGTGGGGAGAGATCAATGAAATGAAAGGTCACAAACGTATTAAGCGTATCTTATACCTGTTTTACATTCTCGGTTATACTTCTAAGGAGATAAGTGAGATTGAGGAGAATGTTACACAATCTAATGTGACAACCATCTCTAATAGGTTTAAGAAACTTGTGGCTGATAAATATGGAGTGGAAGTATGACTAATTCCCCAGAAACTATACGTGTGTGGATTGATATCAGTGTCGGAGCAGAAGAACAAGGTATTATTGAGGGTGAGTGGGACAACAGCAAACCGAACGACGATGATGAGGTTGCCTATATCCGCCAAGACATCTCAGACAAGCGCATAGCTGAAGCGGTAAAAACTGCACTCCGACATGGGGCATTGTCGGTTCCTTGTGATTGTTTTATGTGTACCAACGACACACCATGATCTTCGACGTTGAGGCAGATGGGTTAGATGACGCTACAAGAATACATTGTCTCTCGTATAACCTCAAAGGGGAGGTAAAGACAACCTTTGACTACGAAGAGATGCGTAGGATATTAACCGAAGCACCATTACTCATCGGCCATCGTATCATTCTATACGACATACCTACGTTAGAACGTATACTAAACATCAAGATTAAGGCGAGACTAATTGATACCTTAGCCCTCTCTTGGTACTTAGAATATACTCGTAGGATACATGGCCTTGATAGTTATGGAGCTGAGTCCGGCATACCTAAACCAAAGATCACTGACTGGGAGGGTCTAACCCCCGAGGAGTACGCTCATAGGTGTGAGGAAGATGTCAAGATCAACACTTGGCTATGGAATAAACAAAAGAAACATTTATTAGAACTCTACGGGTCCAAACCGAAAGCAGACAAACTAATAAATTATCTGATGTTTAAGATGGATTGTGCAAGAGAACAAGAACGCAGTAAGTGGAAGCTCAATAAAGAGCTGGCTCAGTCGTCCCTTGATACATTGCTCGTCCAACAAGAAGAGAAGGTGGAGGCATTAAAGGCAGCTATGCCTACAGTCCTGAAATACCAAGAAAAGACACGACCAGAGAAACCATTTAAGAAGGATGGGACTCAATCAGTAGTTGGAGCCAGATGGTTTAATCTTCTTAGCGAGAAGAACCTCCCAGAAAATTTCCTCGGCAATGTAAAGACCGTCGTAGGAGAGACTGGACCCAACCCTGCAAGTCCTATTCAGGTGAAAGACTGGCTCTTTTCTTTGGGGTGGGAACCTGCAACCTTCGAATACAAGCGTAACAAAGACACTGGTGAAGTACGAACCATACCCCAAGTACAAGTTAAAGGGGAGGGTAGAGTATGTGATAGTGTCCTTGAACTATCGGAGAAAGAACCCTCTATTGACCTTCTTAATGGTCTGTCCGTAATTAACCATCGTATAGGCATCTTCAAAGGGTTCCTAAAGAACGAGGTGAACGGGTGGCTGAAGGCTGAGATAGCAGGGTTTACTAACACTCTCCGTTTCAAACACTCAGTAATTGTTAATCTTCCCGGAGTCGATAAGCCTTGGGGTGAGGAAATCAGAGGGTGTTTGATAGCTCCAGAGGGGTATGAGTTGTGTGGAGCTGACATGGTGTCTCTTGAACAAACTACCAAGATGCATTATATGTATCCATACGATCCAAACTATGTTGAGGAAATGGCTGAGCCTGATTTTGATGCTCACCTCGACCTTGCACAGTTTGCAGGGGTGTTGTCCCCAGACCAAATAAAATCCCATGTAGATGGGACAGAAGACTTTAGTCACATTAGGAAAAATTATAAAGCCGCTAACTATGCCTGTACCTATGGCGTTAGAGAGGCTACATTAGCCAGACAGACTAAACTCCCTGTACCAGAAGCTAAAGAGCTTATTGAAGCGTACTGGAAGAGGAACTGGGCAATTGCACAGGTAGCTCGTAATACTGAGACGAAGACTCTCAGAGGAACTACGTGGCTGTACAATCCTGTCAGTGAGCTATACTACACACTTAAGTATGATAAGGATAGGTTCTCAACCCTCAACCAAGGGACGGGTGTGTATTGTTTTGATATGTGGGTGCAAGAATTCTCGTCCAAGAGAAAACAAATGACAGCTCAATTTCATGATGAAGTCGCGCTGTGTATTAAGAAGGGACACCGAGATACATGCACCACATTGTTAAAAGAATCTATCTCTGAAGTTAACAAGAAACTAGACCTCAACGTCGTTCTTGATGTTGATGTACAATATGGAGAAACTTATGCAGAAATACATTAACTACTTTATTCTAATCTCAGCTATTTTGTGGGGATGCCTAGCTCTAGCTAAAGGGGACTGGGATTTAGGGATAACGAACCTATTACTCGCGCTTTTTGTTTATGAACATATCAAACACGAGATTGTAATCTAATGGACTACCCAATTTACACACTCGCTTTCGTAATTGGAGCGTTTGTACTATACAGACTATACCAAACACTAAAAGGAGAATAGTATGGGAGAGTGGGACGCAGAATTACGAGAGTGGAGACGGGTAGGTAGAGCTGTTATCGGTTATATCTACAATGACTCAAAAGGTAGGTTCCCTGACGGGGCCACAGTAAGGACATCTAAAGTTAAATCTATTGATGGGAATATTCTACGAACAACTAACACAACCTACCTTCTGGTAGGGCCAGAAGCAACATATGAGTAAAGGAAAATAATATGAGTAAACTAGATAACATTCTAAAGGGGTTTACGGCAACCCTTACTAAACTTGACAAATTGATAGCGTCTAATAACGCTAAGTCTGTAAGTAATGCAGAGGCTATCACAATCATCATGGATATTAATGCTGGTATCAAGGAAGAAACCAAACGAGCTAAAAGAGTTCAGGTAAAACTACAAGAATTGTTAGGATAATAATATGTCTTCATTAAACGCCCGTAAGGTCGCCAGTTCAGGTGGCAACTTTAATATTGATCCATTGGAAGCAGGGACATACCCAATCCGATTGGTACAAGTAATCTCGTTGGGGCTACAACCTCAGCGTCCCTTTAAAGGGGAAGAGAAACCACCTAAGCAAGAGATCATGCTAACGTATGAGTTCCTTGACGAGTTTCTTAAAGACGAAGATGGTAAGGAGTTGGAGGATAAACCACGTTGGTTGTCTGAAACACTCCCTCTTAATAATCTAGAGAATGATCGTGCTAATTCCACTAAGCGGTATTACGCATTCGATCCTTCTGAAGACGCTAAAGGTGACTGGACTGAGCTGGTAGGAACTCCTGCTATGGCTACAGTTGTGCTCAATGCTTCTAGGAAAGACCCCAACAAGATTTTTGAGAACATTGCTTCGGTCTCTACCATGCGAGCTAAAGAAGCTGGCAAAGCTGCTGACTTGGTTAACCCAACGAAGGTGTTTGATATTGATGATCCAGATATGGGTGTATTCAATTCTCTGCCTGAGTGGATTCAGAATAAGATGAAGGACAACCTTGAGTTCAGTGGGTCTCCTTTGGAGGAAGCTCTCGGGGCAGCAGATGGAGTGAAGGCTAAAGAGAACGGACCAGATGAGGACGACGGTGGTGATTGGTAATGGACAACCTAATCCAACCGTTTGATTTCGTAACGGTAACGAAGAAGCATAAGAAACTAACTAAGGAGGACATCCACAGAGGGGATGTCCTCTTCATCCAAGGGCATAGGATTCTACCTGTGTCCGGTAAAGACCCATACCTCCAGAAGGTGTACATGTCCTGTCATAAAGTTATTGATGGTCATGTACAGCTGCCATTCACAGAGGGGGCTGACAGTGCCCTCTACATTGTAGATGGTATGTCCCTTCAGAAACTTACGGAGGAGGCGTCAGCGGAGCTTACAGAGGCTCTGAACACTGATGTAGAGGCATACCAAGGAGTAACTAATGAGAGCTCTGGTTGATTCAGACATTTTAGCCCATGAGTTAGCTTGGGGGGCAGAGTTTGTCTCCAAAGACGAAGACACTAAAGGAGACGAGGTGCTACTCGGTTTCGATCATGTAGAGAACCTCATACTAAACAAACTGGCCATCATCCAAGATGAAGTGGAAGCTACAGAACCTCCTCTGCTATTCATAACCAACTCTGAGACTGTGAACAAAATATTGAACAGGCGGAGACGATGGTTAGGGGAAGAGGAAGTCGAGTTCGTACCTAACTTTAGGTTCGAGGTGGCTAAGGAGCGTCCTTACAAAGGCACTAGGGCTAATAAGAAGCCCTTCCATTTCTATAACATCTTGGCCTACTTCATGGCTAACTATGACGTTATCATTAACGAACAAGGACTGGAAGCTGATGATGCTATCTGTACCTACCAAGAATCCAGCAGCGAAGATACAATTATTTGTTCACGGGACAAAGACTTACGAATGCAGCAAGGTTGGCATTACTCATGGGAATGTGGAAAGCAAGGCGCTATCGGTCCTGTATTCACTGACGAACTCGGGTGGCTTGAGACTCCAAGCAGAGGTAAAATCTTGGGTTATGGGAAGTCTTTTTTCTATTCCCAACTCCTCACAGGAGATACTGTTGACAACATCGCTGGACTGCCCTCATGCGGAGCTGTGGGTGCCTACAAGCTTCTTCAAGGGGCTGACTCCGAACGAGCTCTCTATGAAGCAGTTCGAGGAGCTTATGAGGATAAACTTGGGGACGGGTACGAAGACTATCTATTAGAACAAGGCCAGTTGCTGTACATGGTTAATGAAACAAACGGGGACGAGAGCCCTAAAATGTGGGAGATACCTTTTCAATGATGTTATTTATTTTAGGGGCTGTCATCGGCATAGTGTTTTTTGTTATGTTGGGGCACTGGACTGGGAGTTGGTAAATGGCTAGACCTAGTGGGCCTAAAACAAGATGTTCTGGAGCATGGACCGAGGCTCGCTTCCGGTCCTTCATCAAGAATCAGCTACGAAGTGCAAGTCGTAAATGGGCTCCAATTAATGAAGTGAAGAAGGAGGCTAACATATCTCGTGGGGTATACCTTTGCGCTGAGTGTAAACAACACGTACCTACCACTGTCCTAGCGTTAGTTAAGGGGCGGAGGAAGCGTGTGAACAACATATTTGTAGATCATATTGAGCCTGTGATCCCATTAGAGACTGGGTTTACTACTTGGGACGAATGTATTGACCGCATGTTTTGTGAAACCTCGAATTTACAACTACTTTGTGGAGATTGTCACTCAATAAAGTCAGTAGAAGAAAGAAAAATCTCGGCGGAATACCGTCGGAAACGAAAGGAAGAAGAGAATGGCTGATAGCTTTAATAAATTTAATGAAGTGGAACCTAAGCGTCTACGTGTATTTAATCGTGTAGTTATGGCGTTTAACATGTTGGATGACTTCGGTCCTTCACAGCTTAAAAACTATTTAGGTGAATTTTCTACCCTCGAACAACTTGAAATGCAAGTGATGAGTGCTTATATAAAGAAGCATGGGCCTGACAAAGTTCGGAAAGAAGTGACAGCAGGTATTGAGTTTAAGGACGAAGGTAATAATAGTGCCTACACAACTCAAGTTGCTGTGCCAGAAGAGGTGGCTGTATGAGCGACCCCCTACTAAGACAGGTGGGAGGCTCTCACTATAAAGATAGGGCCATCCAACCTGTTGAGTATATGATGTCCAATGAACTTGGATATGTAGAAGGTGCTGTGGTTAAATACGTCACCAGATGGAAATACAAGGGTGGTGTGGAGGACTTGAAGAAAGCCCAACACTTCCTAGAGCTCTTAATTAATTTTGTGGAGAGAGACCATAAGTAAGGTACATTTAGTTATTCCCGATCCTCACTCGCATCCCGATTTTAATAATGACAGGGCTGATTGGGTGGGACAACTCATCAAGGATTTGAAACCTGATGTAGTTATCAACCTTGGGGACGCAGCTGACATGGCTAGTATGTCTTCCTTCGATAAAGGTAAGGCAAGTTTTGTCACACGTAACTATGAACGAGACATCATTTCTCACCTAGATTTTCAGGAGAGAATGTGGGCACCACTTGGTAAGTCCAAGAAGAAGAAGCCTCATCGTATCGTTCTAGAAGGCAACCACGAGTATAGAGTTAAGAAAGCTCTTGAGTACTCACCAGAACTAGCGGGGGACCGTTTCGGTATTAGCTTTAATGACTTCGACTTCAATCGTTATTACAACGAGGTTGTTGAATATGAAGGTGGAACTCCCGGCATCATCAATGTAGATGGTATCTCCTACGCTCACTTCTTCGTAAGTGGGCTTATGGGGCGTCCTATTGGTGGTATGCATCACGCAGCTTCCTTGATAGCTAAGAACCTAACAAGTTCTGTGTGTGGTCATAGCCATACAGCTGACTGGGCTGTAAGAACTCAGCCAGATGGGACTAAGATCATGGGCCTAGTGGCTGGTGTCTATCAGGACTACCGTTCCGGTTGGGCAGGTCATGTTAATGATCTGTGGTGGAAAGGTTGTGTTGTTCTACGCGGCGTAGAGGATGGCTACTTTGACCCAGAGTTCATTGGTATTGATAGGCTACGAAGGGAGTATGAGGTATGAAGGTGACAGTATACGTACAGTGGGATCAAGAACGTGGGACCATCTGGCACACTGATGGTTATATCCAACCTAACATGCCTATCCTATACACAAGAGAGACTGAATGCTAGAGCTATTAGTGGGAGGGGCCGTTGGGTCTCTCCTTTTATTTTACTTAATGATAATATTATTGACGGGGTAGAGAATGAAAAGAAAGATTATTGAAGTTCTTTGGATGGATGCTTGTACCCACACAGGTTGGCAATCCTCTGACTATAAAGCCTCTACAGTTTGGGTGACAACGATAGGTGTTGAGTGGGAGAACAATAAAGAGTATATAGCTGTGGCCCTAAATATAGACGAACAAGGGCAACCAGCAGACATTATATCTATCCCCAAGTCTTGCATTAAAAAAGTAAAGGTTGTAAAAACATGAACCAAATCCAAGAAGTTATGGAGCTTGAATGCGCTCCTAAGTACCTACAAGAAGGGGAGAGCTTCCATGAGGGAACAGCACGTGTGGCTGACCACCTCAAGGACGATGAGGAACACTTTAGACAAACACACGAAATCTTAGAGGCTCAGAGATTCTTACCAGCTGGTCGTATCCAAGCCTCTGCGGGGGCAGCACGACGTACAACAGCATTTAACTGTTACGCCAGCGGTACGATACTTGACTCAATGGCAGGTATTATGCAAGCCCTAACAGATGCAGCAGAAACTATGCGTCTTGGTGGAGGGGATGGTTTTGACTTCTCAACACTACGACCTAAAGGAGACCTTATTCGTTCCTTGGGCTCTACCTCCTCTGGCCCTATCTCCTTCATGGGAGTGTGGGACTCTATGTGTGAGACTATTAAGTCAGCAGGGCATCGTAGAGGTGCTATGATGGGCGTGTTGAGGGTGGATCACCCTGACATTGAAGAGTTCATCACATGTAAGCAACAGAATGGTAAGCTAACCAACTTTAATATTAGTGTTACAGTTACGGACCTGTTCATGTGGGCTGTCAAGAATGATGAAGACTTCGATCTTGTCTTTGAGGGCAGGGTTCATAAGACAGTTAGTGCTCGTATGCTATGGAATAAGATCATGCGTAACACATGGGATCATGCCGAACCCGGTGTGTTGTTTATTGATAAGATCAACAATAAGAACAACCTCTGGTACGCAGAAGAAATAGCAACCACAAATCCATGCGGTAGGTAAGTTTGCCGCATTAAAATTCCGTTAATTGCTGGGAACCCTTAGGGGCAATCAGCAGCCAAGCCTAGAAATAGGAAGGTTCAGAGACTACAGGAAGATCGAAAGGAACAACTCCAATGGAATTGTTGACAGCAAAAAGAATCAAGAAAATTGTTTATGGCATCTCACTATCTGATGCTCACATAACAGAGCGGGGTAGATTAGACTTCTACTCTAAGCACGAAGAATACGCCTCCTATATAGCTGAGGTTCTGCAACAGATTACTGGCAGTGGAGCTAGGCTAACAGTTAAACACGATAAACGTGGTTACATTGGTTATAGGGCAACAACTAAACAACACTCGTACTTCTCAAACATGAGGGACCATGTGTACGGCGTCCGTAAACACTTAACCAGATATAATGTTTCCCGTATAGACGAAGAAGCGTTGGCACATATCTATATGTGTGATGGTTATACGGCTCACTCTAAGAACCATAAGAAAAATAAGGTTCAGAATATAGGCTGGTTTTGTTTAGAGGCTTTTCCGAGAGAGGAACTTCAAATACTACAAGAGCACTTACTAATTAAGTGGGGTATCGAGAGTTCCCTTGTTAAGGTTCGTTGGGGTTATGGATACAGGATTAGGGTAGGTGGTTTAAACCTACAAAAACTCATCTCTGTTATTTACCCATTCATTCTTGATTGTTTTAAATATAAAGTAATTCTATTCTATAGAGGAAAAGGATACGTCGATATGATTTTACCGAACGCGGAACAATACATCGTTGAGTATACGTGTATTGAAGATATAGTCCGACACCCATTGAAAAGTGGGCAAACATAATGGAACAACCGTTGCCTCCTCATGGGGCTTGTCTGTTAGGCAGCTTTAATCTTACTAAGTATATCTCGCTAGAGGAAGATTACACAGAAGATGTTATGAGGGCTCCTAACATTAGCCAGTCATACCAGTTTGATTATAATCTATTCCAGCATGACATCGGACCTATCGTACGAATGATGGACAATGTTATTGATCGTACTGTCTATCCCCTAGAAGAACAGGAAGCTGAGGCTAAGAGTAAGAGACGTATGGGACTTGGTGTTACAGGTGTGGCTAACGCAGCTGAAATCCTTGGCCTCCCTTACGGTTCAGATGAGATGCTACTGTGGATGCGTAAGGTTATGACACTCCTACGGGATAGTGTGTACCTACATTCGATCAACCTAGCTATGGAGAAAGGTCCATTCCCTGCATTCAACGCTGGAGAGTATCTATCAGGGGAGTTCATTCAAACCCTACCAGAAGAGATACAAGACCTGATTGAGCGTTATGGTATTCGTAACTCACACCTACTATCCATTGCTCCTACAGGTACGATCAGCCTATGGGCTGGTAACATCAGCTCAGGTATTGAACCTCCATTTGCTCTCGCCTACAATCGTAAGATTAGACAGGACGGTGGTAGCTTCAAGGAGTATTACGTAGAAGACTATGCGCATAGTGAGTATGGTGTTAGAGGACGTACCTCTGAGGAGATTAGTGCTCAAGACCATATCAAGGTGTTGTGCCTAGCTTCTGAGTTGGTGGACTCTGCATGTTCTAAGACGTGTAACGTAGGGGAGCATGTAACATTTGATGAATTTAAAGACCTATATATGATGGCATACGATGGAGGTGCAAGTGGTTGTACAACATTTAGACCGTCCGCTTTCGAAGGAGCAATCCTTACCAAGATTGAACCAGAAACAGATCGTCAACTTACTACAGAAGAGGATCTCCCAGAGCTTCGTATCTTCAATGACGAAGTTAGCAGTGAAGGGGGAGCTTGCTTTATTAATGAATATGGAGAAAGGAGCTGCTCGGAATGAGTGAAGCATGGAAACGACTATCAAGTGGTAAGTACGTTGACCTTAATAACTTGTCTATTGATGACGTAGATATTAAGGACATCAACACTTCCCTTAACCAAACCACAAGGTTTAACGGACATTGGAAAGATGAGAAGCCACTAACTGTGGCCCAACACACTGACCTTTGTCTTCGTATTGCAGAGAAAATCTTTCATGGTAATTGGGACATCCAACTGGCTGTACTAATCCATGACTGGCCAGAGGCTTACTACGGGGACATTGCAACCCCAGTTAAGAAAGCTCTTGGTCAAGGGTTTAAGGACTGGTCACAACCAATTGATGAGGCGGTAGAGAGCAAGTTCTGGTACAAGGACATTCCTATCACTCAGGAAATGCATGACTGCGTTAAAGTTTGTGACCTCCTGTCATTAGATATGGAACGCAGGAGTATGTGGAGTAGTCAGCTGGGTAAAGATAAGTGGCCCACGACACCAGACTTCATGGACATGTCTGTATCGGTCAAGCAGAACTTCTTTAATCTCTCTGCTAAGAAAGAGTTTGTAGACATGGAGGAGATGTATAATGATTTGGTTGAAAAGCTTAGGTCTTAAAGTGTGGGCATGGGTAGTAGGTTTAGCTATCGGTGCTGCCCTACTATATAAGATTTATCAAGCAGGTGAAACAGGAGCCAAGGTTGACAGCCTTGAGCTCACACTTAACTCAGTTAGAAGGAGTAAGGAAATTGAAGCTAATATTGATGGCCTTAGTGACGACGATGTTGTTAAGCGCTTGCAGCAATCCGGTTGGTTTAGGGAATGATTATTGTACACTCGATACCTACCTGACAGCATACGGCAGTAACTCATCGGAACAACTTCGAGAGATACTAACACACAATCAAGTCTTAGAAGAGATTTGTACATAAGACAAAAAGAAAGCCGCTCCTCAGCAATCAAGCTAAGGGCGGCTTTTTTCGTATCTATAGCTCAATTATTTACTTACTAGGTCTCTTTGGTGGCTTACGTTTAGGTCTGTCGCTAAAAACTCTCCCACCCGGCTGGCCGTTAGTAGGGCCATGAGCAAGACTGGACTTAACAAGACTTGAAGGAGAGGGTCCACGGGGGGTTCCCCCTCGGATAGAGGCTCGTGTTCCCGTAGTAACACGACCGGGACCAGGACTACTCGGGGGGATATTTGGTTTCATCTGTACTGGTAAAGCTGGGGCTCTACTCCCCGGTGTTGGCATTGAGGGAGTTGGACTACTTATTCTATCTGGTTTACTTTTCTTAGTTGTAGTGGCTTTTGTCACCTGTTTAGTTGAATTAGGTTTTGCCTTGACTTTACCCTTCGGTGCAGATTTCTTGCGTTTAGGCATTACACCCTCCTTAGTTATGTTTGTTAGCGAAAAAATTAATCAAGTTAGTATTCATATCTCTAACTTCAGACTTAAGTTCTTTTATGTCTTCACGTTCACGTTCTCTAGCCTTCTCTCGTTCTGATATCTCAGTTTCGAGTTGTGTCAACTTAGTTTGATTAGTAAACACTATCCGTATCAACCAACCAACTCCACTAACAACACCAACAGCTATAGCAGCTGGCCAGTAGCTGGTTACTAGTTCGAACACTGTGTTCTTTTTAGACATGCTTAGCGCTCCCCACGTTTTCTGGCTTGTACTCTGTTCCAGATGATAAAAGCTCCGAAGGATAGTAGAGCTATTGTAAGCCCCGCTGAGAGGATGATCTGTGGAATGGTACCTAGGGCACCTACTACACCTGCACCACCTGTCAGCAACGCTCCAGAGCCAGCTAAGAGCTCCTTAGAGCTAACCATAGGCTTGAGTACTACGGGTTCCTTAACTCTACGTACACCAAGCAGTCTTTCTTTAGGATAGACACCGACGTTAACAGCGTCCTTCTGGTTCCCGCCCAACACTTCATAATCTCCGTTGGCAGTGAACCCGACTAAGAACCCTACGTGGCCTTGCCACCCGTTCTTGTCCCCCCTGTAGAAGACCATTACATCCCCTGTTCGGGCATCTTCTGGTTCTACAACTTCCCCCCAACCTAAATAAGATCGAGCGTCTAGTTTACGTGTAGACGCAATGTTAACTTCTTCAAGCACATAACCAACGAAGGCTGCACACCAAGCTGTCTCATCGTCTTTCACCCAAGAGTGCCCAACGGCACTGAACATTTCTACAACTAATGGGTTGTGTTCAGCTCCTTTGATCTCCTTGGTCCCTTCTAAGGACTTGGCTTTCTCATAAGCCTCTAGTTGTTTTGTCATTACGAACCCCATGCATCAAAGATTTTATTTGCGGCAGCAACCCTACGTTCATTGTGTGGAACACCGGGACGCTCAAACCATTTAGAGAATATAAGAGCAGCTTCTTCAGCTGTAGTAGCTTTCTGTAGCTCAGATTTAGCTCTAGACTCTGTAGAGTTTAACTCTAACACTAGGTATTCAAGCTGTGTCTCAAGAGAATCTTCTGGTTTGTTACTGTCAGCAGCCCATTGTTTGAAGGCTCTCATACGAGGGCCATTCCACTGAGCTATGCCGAATGCATTACCATTATCTCCTACTGCTTCAGGGTTGATTTCTCCACCACTCTCAACAATAAGATTACCGATGATACCAGCTGCTTGTTCTCTTGTGAAACCAGCACCTTCTAAGAACCCTGCCGAGACCATTGGGTTAGCCCCAATCTCTGGACCAAGGTCAGGTGGGTCAAAACTTACACCACCGAAGGATACGGCTCCTTGTTGGCCAAGCAGACTCTCAACGTCCAACCCCTCAGGAGCTTGCCCTGTGAGGTCTTGGATGGCACGAGACATAACAGCTTCATAGTCAGTTGAACCAGAGATATGAGCAACACCCTTAACCCATGTGTTAATGGCAGGGCCAATCTCTCTATTCAACTCTCTTGCTCGTTGTTCGGAAGCTCGTCTCTCGTGCGCGGTCATACCTTCACGGACACTCACTCGGAAGTGTATACCCTCTGAGGTAGCCACAGCAATGATGTTAGAGGGAGTTGGTGCTTCCCCACCGATAGATAGGACAGTCTCAGTTTCACTTAACGCAAAAGGATCAGCTGTCTTAATTTCCACCTCAGTCAAGAACTGGATGTTATCTTCTAAGAACTTCTGTCTAATCAGAGGCTCAATAGTATCATCGTATGTAGATAGAATAGCATCTCTTGCAGAAGCTACAACCTCAGCTGGTATAGAACCATCCGAGACATAAGAAGCAAACTCATTACTTGCTAGGAAGTCCATGAAGTAACGAGCAGTGGTAGGGTCATCGTGGTGTACTTGGCTAAACCGAGTAATACCTTCGAGGATGCCTGTTACGTGACTTGTCAACTCAACCTGCTCTGTTTGGGAGAGGTCAGTCTGGACACGCATGAAGTTACGGATGGAGTCAACGTATGCCTTAACTCCTGTGGCCTCTTCTGGGTCATCAACTGTTGTATCAGAGGGTTTACCTAAAGAACCATTCAACATAGCATCGTTGAAAGACTTCATTGTTATTGTGTTTAGTATGCCCAAGGTTGTTGGAGGGAGTTGTCCTACAAGTTCACTCGTGGCTGCTATACGGGCTACCACAGGATTGCCAACGAGGAGAGCTTTTTCAAGAGCCACTGCGGACTCAACACCTTTATCATAAGCGTTCTTGTCGATAGTTCCGTCAGCTAACTGAGTCTCCATAGTGAAGAGAGCATCAATTGGTTTACGAAGGGCCTTAATCAAATCAGAGTCAGCTCCGGGAAGAGCTTCTAGTTCAGCAACTGTCTGTTCGAAACCTAACTTCTCAAGCTCCATGTCTTTAAGTGCTTGGTTAAGGTCATAACCGTCAGTCCCGATACTATTCCTAATATCAGCTAGTCTGGAGGTGAGTCTTAAACGCTCAGTAGAGGCTCCAGTACGGATAACATTCCCTGAGAGCCTAGCTAGCTCAGCGTCTTGGACTTGCTGTTCACTGGCGTTAAGGGTGATCTGTGCTTGTTGTGCAGCTATGCCAGCAGTGAATATCTTCAGTTCTGACTCTGCTTGAAGAGCACCTTGGAATGTTGTAAGAGCCTCTGCTTGTTCTTGAGCATTAGCAAAGCCCTCTACAGGGACCAACCCACGTTGGTTCATAGTATCCAACGTCTTTATATTAAGTTTCTCTTCTGGTGTTACAGCTTGACCAACAGTCCCTAAACCATTCCGAGATAGGATGCCTGAATAGGCTTTCTCAATATCTTCCCGTAGTTGTGGGAATTCAGCAATGGCCGCTGTGTAGTTAGCCCTCAACCTACTACGAGTTATAGCAGAGGTAACTCCGGGAGCTCCTTGATCGAGAGCATCAATTAGAGAAATCTGTCTTGTCTCGAAGTCAGAGAGAAAGACATTCTTCTTCTTTTCTTTCCCAGCATCGGAGAAAGCACTTACAATTTCAGTACCAGCACTAAACACGTTAGCGAGGAGGTTATCTTGAACCCCCTCCTTAACTGTAGTGAAGTCTTGAATAGGACTGATTGTTGTATCAACCATCTTCTAGTCTCCTAATTATATCTTCGGACTCCATAAACACTTTGAAGGCGTCACGGAGAATGTCTTTTTGTTGACCCTCTGGGAGTAGTTCAACAATTGTGTTATACTCATCAGGGTCAATAATACCCATCTTTTTGAATAAACTGGACATGAAAGACATATCCCCATCAGCGAAGTCTTTGTTTAAGAGGGTTAACAAATGTTGTTGGAAACGTGGGCCGTCCCTCTCGAACACTATCATCCCCATATTCAGGACACGCTCATAGTAATCATCATCACGAACAGTCTTACCACGACGGGCTAGATGTCTCTTAAGAGACCCAAACCATTTACTGACGTCCTCAAACAAGAAGTTACCGCTGTTACTGTCAGGGCCATACGTTGCGTTGTAGAACCTATCTTTAGCGTTACGCATAGCAGTTTCATCAATGGTTGGTAGGCCGAAGAACTGAGCGATAGCTTCTGTCTTACTGACGTCATAGTCAGAGATACGACCTGTCGAACTCATCTTAGTCCCTGTTTCGAAGGCATATGCCCCCTTAAAAGCATTTGAGTACCCAGAGAATATACTAGCTCCAGCGACAGCTAAATCACCAAAACCCGTCTCTAGTTCAGGATCATCAAAGTCATTAAACGAGAAGTAACGAGCACTCACCTTAAACATCTCTGTGAGTCTTGGGTTAGCCCCGAAGAACAGAGCTCCAGAGGGACTTTCAGCTACTGCCTCCAGGACACCTCCTGTGATGGCTCTAGTAAGGAAGTCAGTAATACCAGTCAGGTTACTAGGAGCTAGTCCTCCGAAGTCTATGGCTGTGTCAACACCTGTTACCTTTTCGATGACATAGTTGAGAGCCATTGTCTCGAGGCCACGTTCTAGTAAGTCCCTAGTTGGTCCTTGTTCCATATTAGCAAACAAGACTCCCAACGAAGCTGTAGGTACTCCATACATTACGGTGCTAAAGGCAGCTACTCGGCCACGCTCAAACCTAGTGAGGGCTCTGTTAGACAACATCTGGGTCAAAGCTTTATGCGGGACTTGTAAGAACTGGGCAATCATTGATATACTGTTTTGGTTATACGGCATATCTCCTGCTGCGTTCATGTTAAATGTAAAGTTCCTAGCTTCTCCTGCTATTTCCTCATACGTCTTGGAGGTCAAAGGTTTCCCTGCTTTAATAGCACGGTTCCTAAAGAACAACCAAGCTGTCATAAGGTTGAATTGTTCCCCTGTATCAAATCCAACTCTTTGAGCTAGACGCAGTGGGAACTTAGATGCACTCACCCCCTTCTGAACTACTGACAGATCAGCTAGACGCTGTAAGTCAGCTCTTACTAAGTTATTGGTGTCAACAGCTTCGATGAAGCCACTGTTCTTAAACGCCCTAACCATCTCCAATACTTCAGCATCTTTGCTAAATCCTGAGAGACCGAACACTAACTTCGAGACATCAACTGGCATCTTAAGGTTAGTGTAGATAGGGTCTAGAGCATTAAGCTGGATAGCCTGATGGCTTTGGATAACGATCTGTCTAAGAGGGTTGGAAGCTAGGTAAGCTTTGAAAGCCAACCCTTTAGCCTTACGGGTAGGAGAACCTCCCCTGAAAGCCCAAGCCCACTCCTCTAAGGTAGCAGCAGCCTTACTGCCTTTGGCAGCTTTAGCTCCAGCGATCTCAGCGACTGTGTTGACAACAGCTTTCCAACCCTCATCAATCAGGTTGAAGTAACCATTCTCTAGACCACTCACCCAATCAAAGGTTGTACGAGCGTCCGCAGACATTTTAGACGAACCTGTAATATCGGTTCTGTTAGCTGGCCATATTGGTTCACCTTGTTTAGTTGGGAGAACACTAGCGTATTGTTTAATGAACCTAGTCTTAGTAGCTTCAAACCAATCACGCATGTTAACCTTCTGTGACATAGACCGAATAGAAGCTGTGACAGATTCCACTGGATCAACTAAGTTACTCCCCACAATTGCTTGTGAGTCAGCACTAGCATCTACCAGACGCTCGCCACGTCTCTTCTGAGCCGATAGCCCAGAGTTGACCATGACTTGCCATTCAGCCTCCCCTGAGTCAGAGATGTCTCTTGCGGAGGCTTTTTTGTCTGTTTTGTGGAAGAAGGTAGAGTCTGGGAATTCAATCTCCAACCGCTTAACCATCTCAGCTGCATCCTTTGAGTTACGAGCAGTGGCTACCGCTACGTTCTTCTCAAGTCCATTAGCATCACGGATTGTTTTAAATACAAACTCTTTACCGTCGTACATAACTGGGAAGTAACCATCACGATAAGACAACACTTTATCATTACCTGTAATTGCTCTAATGTATCCACTCTTAACCTTGTTCTGGTTAATGATGAAGTCAGCAGAGTCATTAGTTACGGCCATAGTAGTACGTAGCTGAGCCACCTCACCACCTTTACTATACAAGTCATCTAAGTCTTGCTTAGAGAGGGTTACAATAGTGTCTGAGGAGCTGTCATAGGCTCTTACAGACCTACCTACATTATTGCGTGAGATAGGTCTAGCAAATAGCTCAGTGGTGCCATCAGCACCTACGAAGATGCCATAGTTTCTATTGTGCATGGTCTTACCCATGTCGTGGTTAAGCACCCACCAGTTGGTGTCTTGAGTTTGTCGCCATGCTCTAGCTGTCTCAATCTCTTTAGTGTTGAAACCAGCAGCCTTCATTTGCACAGGGTTAAAAGCAATACCTTCATGGTTGGCTTTCTGGAAGTAGTTAGCTACTCTAGCTCTACTCTCTTTTGGCAATGCTGAATACTTATCTGCAAAGTCTTTACCAACCTCAACCAAAGCTTTTTGAAAAGCTGCTCCTCTATCCACTTGAGCGTTAGCTGACAGTGTTAACTGAGGGTGCAGAGTTGAGTGAGCGTCAAGTATATGTTGCTGTAAAGAACCTGTACCTACACGGCCTGAAGTTCCTACGTTGAAGCGGTCAAACCAGTTAAAGCCTACATCAGGTTTACTGAAGTCTGTAATATCTCTAACATTGTAATCGTGTTTAAAGTCTACGCCAACCATATAGTCACGCATAGGTTTCAAATCATCAGGGATACGTTTTTTACTAGCTCTGAAAGTATCTGCCAGTTCTTTTTTAGCAGCTTCCTCTAGAACAGAAGTAGGAACATAGTCACCACCCTGTCGAACGAGTAGTGTTAGTGCATCATCTCCAAGACCATACTCTCTGAACTGAAACTTAACAGCTTCTAGAGCATTGATTGGATCAACGAATCCACCATCTCGTGGTCCATAGGTTGCCGCTACATTAAAGCCACCACCTGTCTCCTCAACAGAGCCTCTAATGAAGTTCATAGCTGTGCGGTTAGTGACACTGATGCCAGTGAACACATTCTCTTTGATCCTACCGACCATCTGGCCGATCTCTTCTTTAAAGAAGCGTGTACCACCATCTAGCTCATCTGTGAAAGACGTCACTCGTTGGTTAGGAGGGAACTGAGGAGAAGACTCCGCTTGTTCAACCCTGTTACCAACTTTAGTAACATCTGTCTGTGGTAGTATGTCATCACCTATAGCCTCTATCCTAGTAGTGCCATAGAGAGCCTCAGCAGCTTCCTCACCGCCTTGAGCAACTGTTTCGTGGATAGACCTAGCAACCACTGCGTTTGTGTCAGAGGCGTTCCTAGCCACAGAGGTAGGAGATGTACCAGAGCGTACTCCGGCAGCCACTACTTCCAAGACTTCCGCATCTTGCACGTCGGGGTGGACACGAGGACCAGAGGTGGGACGGGGATCAACCACGTCAGCCTCAAGTGGACCTCTACGTACTCTAGTTGCCTTGCCAGCTCTTGATAGACCAGTAATGATGCCTAGCATCCCTGTTACATCAATAACGGAGATGAAGTTATCAAACCATTTAGCTTGGTCACTGTACTCTTGTCCCATAATGATTTGTTCTAAGAACTGTTTCTTAGCTAGGTCATTACCATCAGGGAAGATTATCTGAGAGTTAGCATTAACGATCTCAACGACCTGCTTAGTCCACGCCGCCCTATCTTCTAGTGGGATAGTGGCTCGTAGATTAGTTAGTTTTTCTTTGATAGTTCCTAACATACTAGCGTCTGTCGTGGATGGGTCTAACGCTAGTAGTAGTTTCTCAGCTTGGGCCCATTCCGCGAAAGGGATAATAAGTTCTACTAGATCAAGAGCTGCGTTACCGAGAGTTCGGTCTTCTAACAAGAACTGGGCGTTAATCAAAGACTGTGCTTCACGCTTCTGCCTGTTAATGTCTCTAACACTCTCGAAGATACTAGCTCTAATCGCCTCTCCAGACGTAGTGATCTGTTCACCCATGTCTCCAGTTAGCAGAGATTCAGACAGAAGGTCACGATCAGATTGGGGTTCTACTGGATCAGGTAAGTTTGTAGAGGTAATTACATCAGCACGAGTGTCTACGTTAATAGCATTGTCTGCCACAATCTCAGATAGAGCTTGTTGGTTGAGAGCACGAGAACGGTTTAAAGCATTCTCCCACAACTCTGTATGTTTTCTTACAACCCCTAAATTGCCTAATTCATTCTTCGTAATGTTGAAGTTGTCTAGCAAAGCCTCTGGGTCATTAATCATAGATACCTGAGCAGCTAGGTGGCTAGAGGCTTTAGTGTTAAGAGCGAAGTTAGAGACTGCTTCTTCTCTGGGAACAGCTAGTTCACCAAGGGTGATGGACTCTTCTGTTTGTTGTACAAAATCTTGAAGCTCCATGTCGCCTCCTATGGTGAAAATGCGTCAGTGGCTTCCGTGGCAAAATCCGCGAAAGCTTTAAAAGTTTTAGCAGCAGAGGTTGCATCTGCAATCTTTTGGCTCTGTTGTGACAAGCCTTCTTTCGTGACTTGGCTAAATGATTGTAAGGCTATATTGTTAGACAAGTTAGCTGCAAGAGCAGATTGTGCTCCAAGTGCTAGAGAGCTGCCCTCGAAACCGAGAGCCTCACTTGACTGGATTATCTGAGCTCTCTTAAATCTAAGTTCTCTCACAGCTTTACGCCTAGCTGCCTTATTACTGACAGTCTCAGCTGCTGTGGAGATAGCTTTAGATTCTTTCTGTGCAGCAGTGACTTTTTTCTGTTGAATTACGCCAAAGACTAAAGAGGCTGCTTGTAAAATTAAACTCACGATAAACCCCCCACAATATTCCACTCTACGATGGAGTGTGCCTCATCTGCTAGTTCTATCTCACCAATAATCTCACATGGTAATAGGTTCTCACAAAATTTAGCGTTGGTTGTGTACGCATAAAGAGAATCTACACCAGCTTCTAGGAAGGCCTCAACAATGTTATAGAAGTTATATTTAATCTCTTTCATAACTGAGGGGCTAAAATTCCAAACGTCACAGTGGAGGAAGAATACATCCCCCTCCTGCTCTATAGCAATTTCGTAATCTTCCGTTTTAATGTAAATATCCATTGCTACACTTTCGTATTAGAAGTTATATTCAGTGCCCAACCAACCAGTCTCATATCTTTACCAGCTTCAGAAGAGAACAGAATGGAGAATACTTTACCACCACCCCTCACCATATTACGAGTGGTAATGAGTTTATATCCTGTATCGTAATCATCATCAGCATCTTCTGGCATGTATACTTGGCGGTATCTATAAGCTTGGAAAGGGTTAGACCACTTATTGGCAGCAACTGAGTTAGTCCATTCCCACTGGAATTGTACTAAGCACGAAGACTCATTCTCTGGATTTAAGTTAACATCAAAACCGTCCTCAGTTCTTATGAAGTGAGTGGTTAAGTATGCCACTTGTTTATCTAGCTGAGTATCTCCAGCCATAATATAACCTGTGAGCAAGTATGCAGGAGAATCAATTCCTGTACCATCTTGTTCTGCCCAGTCATAGAAGGTTGGGTCATCAAAGGCTCCGAAACTATACTTCAGATTGGCCGCCGTACTTGTGACAACAACATACTTCAACTCTCTTTGTGAGGTTGACCTTGCTGCTATTGTCATCTGAACTGGATCACCATTAACAGTAACTGGGTCTCCAACCACTGTTATACCAGAAACCTGATCTCCAACCGCAAATGGTTGAGAGGGGAAAATAGAACTAATCTTGGGGAAGTTAGACATAGTTGTTAGGTGGTTTATAGAGTTTAACGTGAAAGCACTTAAGTTCCTGTCAAATACAAGTTCTCTAACTGCCTCGTTAGAGTCTATCTCTTTGTGGTAAACCCACTTGATCTTTCTCTCATAACTATCATAGTGTCCAGAGACAGCTTTCTTGTCTTCAATACTTATATCTTCATACGTAGTTTGGATTGTCTGTTGAGATATGTTCTCCACAGCCCAACTACCAACCTCTCCTTGAGATATAGCGTATATACCATCATCCCCCCAGTAAAATAAACTATCATCTGATAGCACTACCGAATTAGCTCCTCTGATGCCGTGGTCTGTTAGCTTATCCACAATATGGGAGTTAGCTGAGAAACCTGCCTCAGAACCTCCGTGGATACGCCAGACACCATTAGAGGCAAACACAAAGAGTGAAGCTCCAACAGTTACCATCTTCTTAATACCATAGGCTCTATCTAATCGTAGGAAGCCACCATCAGTATCAACTTTGTCTGGGTCATCTTTAGATGTTGGGTCGGCCTCTTGGTAACACTTAGTCATATCATCAGCATCGTGTATGAAACGGCTGAATAGAACGTAGGAAGACATACGAGGGCTGTTAGCGTCCTTATCTGTCACCACCCCTGAGAAACCAGCATAAAAAATACGACCTGCGTATTCAGCTATAACACCAGCTCCGCCGGGAGTAGTGTCAGTAGGCAGTATACTTACAGAGAAGTCAAGTGTTGGGTAACGACCCCTGAGGGTTGTCTCACGCAGTAGTCTGCTGACACCACGTTCCATAGCGTCGATAATAAAGTAACCTCTAGGAGACCTCGTAGACCCTGCTGGGTCATCAATCAAGTCCTGTGCAAAGAACCTATCAACGACTCTGTTGTCTGTGTCATTAGCGTCTGGGTATAGAGCTGTGTTCACAGTGTCTGAGTTAGATGGATATGTTGATTCTTGTGCGAAGAAGTGGGTAATTGGGTCTTCAACTGTCTCACCATTAGAGGGCTTACGAGGTAGAGCCCAGCTCTGATTACGCAAGTTATAAAGGTAAGTGTCAAAGATTGTTGTAGGACGTTCCTCTAGGTTAAGGGAATTTGTGAAAATAGTAGTTCCGTTATCAGCTTCAACTCCGAAGAGGTCTCTGATATAGAGTATGTCTGTGGACAGGGTAACAGTGGAAGTACCATCAAACTCAAGGATATTAACATCCTTAAGACCTGTGGCCACAACCAACAAACCATCTACCATAGCATAAGAGAAAATGTCCTCGTAAGAGTCCACGTGTAAAGTTTGTGTATATATAAGTCCCGTGCTGAGAGGGGTTATATCAAGATCAAAAACCTGAAGAACATTACCCATTTGAACCACGAGTAGTTCTTTCTCTGGATCACCTCCAGCGTTCTCCCATTTAAACTCACTTGTCCCTAATGTTTTCGTGAGGTCTAGTCTTATACCTGTGTCAACCTCCGCATAACTTGTTTCAAGGTCAAAACCTAAACGTCTCTGTCTGGTCCCGTCTCTGTTCATAACCATATTAACTTCATCAAGGGATGCACCCTCTGGGAAGTTCATAGGCGATGCCTCAGTGATAAGGCCGCCTACAAACCTATTAAACTCAGCTGTTAATTGTTGTCTGGCCATATATACACCTCAAGGTTTTAATTTAAGGTTAGCTTTCGACTGCAACCTTAGCTGGTTTATTCTTACTTAGTTTACTGTTAAGTTGCCGATCAATTGCTCTTTCAGCCTCTTTTGGTTTAGTAAACATACCCCTCAGAGTTTGTGGGACATTGCCCTTACCACCAGAGGGTTTAATATGAAAGTACCCGAAGGTTCCATCACCTTCAATCTTATATCCACGATATGTCATTATCTTTTTCGTCCGTAGTTGGGGGAGAGTGTATCTCCGTTAACACGCCAAGCTTTACGAGAGAGCCACCGTTGCTGTCTACGAGCTTCAATCTCAGCGTCTGGGTCTTGTATCTGCCTCAGTTTCCACTGGGCTGTTGACTTACATTGCTCTAGCAGAGCTGACTCAGCTTCCGTAGGAATGTCTATAACATGGCTATCAGTCAAGGAGAATACAGGCATAACATACCCAAGAGCTTGTGTCTTGGAGCCTTGGAGAGTTGTATCAACCTCAGAGTCGTAAGCATCAAACACTAAGTCAGAGTCGTTAAACGATGTGTAGAATTCTGGTTGCTTATCATTGATTATTAGAAGCTCAATACCAGAGTCATCAATAACCGTTATGATATTAGCATTATCAGACGATCTATTATTTATTAAACGTATAAAATCATCCGGTTCTTTATACTTCATTTTCTGGTAAGACTTACTAGCTGACGTAAGCTTAGATACGTCGTAGTTAATTATAATGAGTTCTTTGAGGTCATCCTCAATACTCATGTGGGTGGGGAAGTTAGAATCAGATCGTGGTGTGACAGTTAAAGCTTGACGCATATGAGGCCAGTTCCTGTTGGACATCATGGCCATATACTTACCCTGAATTATCTTAGCTACTCTTGTGGCTTCCGGGGTATCATCAATGCTATTAACCTCGTCCCCACTAATATCCTCTAACACATCCTGTGTCATTGTTAAAAGAGTGGTCATATCTTAAGCCTCGTGTAATAGGAAAGCGATCAAACCAGCTTCTTGCACAATCAAATTATCTGATTTAGTGGCAGCAATATATATACTAAGAGTATCATTTGTTGAGAGACCTGTAATAATCCCTGAAGCAGAAAGATTTAGGTAGTCATTAGTTGTAGAGGACTGAGATATAACTTTTCTGTTTGAGTATGGTGGGGTATCATTGATGGAGTACTTGATACCAACAAAATTGTTATTTAAAGGGACTTTAACATCTGCCCAGAAAGTAATAAAGTATTCTCCTGCTATAGGGAATACTAATTCATCTACATTGAAAGTAACTTGTACTCCATGAGCTAAAGACCACCCAGCAGTAACCTTAACGTAATCACTGTCAGTAGAAAGACTAGCATCAGAAGCAGCAGTTACAGCCGTAGCTGTAGTATTGCTAGTTATAATAGCATCTCCGTGCGTATTAGTAAGATCATGTACCCATGAACTACCTCCAACACCATCAGCGACTAGTAATTGTCCTGAAGAGGCTGCTGCTACACCTTTAGGTTCATGTCTCTCCCCATCAGGGATGTCAACGTGTTCTACCATTTTTATTCTCCTAGATGGATAAAGAAAAAGGGCAGGAGAGCCTTAAGCTGTCCCGCCCAATTATGTTATGCAGAGACGTAACGAATTACGACACGCATTTTACCTGCTGCTGTAGAGGTGTTTGAACCCCCACCGCCAAGTAGCAGACCAACAGTGGTATCGGCAACTAGGCCAGCGGCCCATGTTCCTGATAGTTCACTTGTAAGGTCTAGCATCTTGACAGCTTCAGCTTGGGCTTCAGTAATAGTGAACCCGTTTGTTGCTTCAGTACCTTCAGTGCCAATGTCGATGAGAGGAGTCGTGCCGCCAAGGACAAAAATCTCCGTAACGTCTACATAGACATCCTCGATAATTGCACCAGCTGGAATGGTTGGAGCAATTAGGGCATAAGACCCATCGCTAACCATAGAGCCGTCAATATCGAGAGTTAGTTCTGTAACAAAACCCGCTGTGCGAGTAAGGCCAACCGTCTTGCCACTATCACGCGAACCGAAGTAAGTGCTGACAGTGGTTACTCGGGTAGTGGATACACCATCACCGAAGAGAGCTGTTTCAAAAGCCATGATTTATCTCCTTATGTGATGTTAGTTGCGTGAGTGACTAGGACACCGAGTGTATCCATACGCTGGACACCGAAGTCATAGCGGGAACGAACAACGAACTCATCACGAGCTTTATCTTTGTTACGTTCACCCTCTGCTTTAGGTGGCCGACGAACTGCTCCCATAAGGGGCTTAGTCTGGTCATCGAGGACACACATGAACAGGTTCCATACACCATCAGCGATGGAGTTAGTCCCGTCATTACCTGTAGCGACATAGAGTCGATTCGACAGGATGATGTCCCAGCCATAGAAGTTCATCAAGAAGCGTTGACCAGAGGCCAAACCACGTTCAAGAATAGCAGCCGCAAATGGTGTAACATCAGTTGAGACGTTAACCAAGAGATTAAGCGTTGCTTCTACAATTGGGTCTGCGATGAAGATACGACCCTCGGAAGGGACGTTAGCTTTATTAAAAGCCAAACCCATGCTCACCAAATGAGAGAGAGCAAATTCATCATTAGTCTCAGCGGACACAATTTTGTGGGCGAAAGAGTTAATATTGTAAGGGTCTGAGTTTGGGAAAGCCAAAGCAGCAGTTGCTAGGAAATCGGTTTCAAAGACTTCTTGGAAGGCACGAGTCGAAGCAGAGCTACGTTCGGCCATAAGCATGTCAATGTCAGTACCATCTTCACGGAGATCATCGGTGACATACCAAGCGTCGCCTTTGTACTCGTTAATCGTGAAGGTGATCTCACCAGTTTCGATTGGGTTGTAGACCAGATCGGTATCTTCAGATGCTTCCTGAAGAGTTACCTCACCGACGGTTTTGCAATTACAAACAAATGTATTAGACTATAGCTTCTCCCGCAGGAGTTTGCTCGCTTAGTCGTTGCAGGTGGTAATGAAGCATTTTCTCTATCTTGTGTTTCTTTAGTTTAGAATGTCTAACCATTTTACGCAGAAAGTAAATCGCAAAGCTTGAGTCACGAACACCTAGACTTCTTGTCCAGTTGTGAGTATTCTCATAGTTTGCTTTATGTATCCTTCCGTTGAAGGCTTTGTGCAGCAGCTCTAATGATACTATATCATCATCGTGTGCAACAACCCTAACGATTAGTTCTTTCCAGACACTGTTACCTTTCTTTCTGGTACGCATATAATAGCAACCATCGCCGTCAAGATAACCCGCTACCCAAGCCCATGTAGGGTGTTTCTTAGGTTTTAGTGGTCCAACATTCTTTCTTGAAACCCTAGCGAACTCCTTGAGTTCCGCCATTTCTATAGATGAAACAGATCGTCCATATATGGAATTGAGTTTAAGTAACATGGCTTCAAAGTGTTTAGCTTTTATCACCATGTGTTTTGACAACCTAGGGATGAGCATGTTTAACTCCTGTAAAGAAGTTACTGTCCACCTGTTTGCATCAGACCAATTGGGGTGATTATCATCAGCTATATTGATATGCTGACTAAACCCACCAAAACCTGAAAGCCAGTTAATAAACTTACCTTCGTGGTCGATGCTTAATGATTGTTGCAAAACAAACTTTAAACTTACGTTATACCTATCATCTTTATAATGTCTGAAATGGAACGATAATGATCCATCTGCATCTATTAAACCTGCTAGGTACTTTATTTCTGTTTCTGAAAATTTCATAATAGCCTCCCTTGGAGCCAAACCTTCCTTCGTGTTGGCTTTCACCTCCACGTTATTTAGAGCAATTTTACACCATTACAATGTGCAGGGTATCACCAGAGCCGAAATCGGAGATGTTCCGATAAAAGCTGTCTGGCAACAGTCCGTCTTGCAAGTTAAGTAGGATAAACCTACTATACTGTTCTGCTTCGACGAACGCACGGGTATTAGTCGTGAGTTGCATTTACTTTTCCTTTATTCAATGCCAAGTTCTTTATTAACCTCAGCCTTAACCGCCATCATCCTCTCCTTAAGTTCCCTTGCATTAAAACCACCACGAGCTACAGACTTCTCGAATTTGAGAGGTTGTACATCTCTGTGGTTTGTTACTGGGACATTAGTGGAGGATTGCGTAGGATTGGCAACAGTTTTAACGTCACCAAAAAGTTGGAGGACTAACTCTGGGGTTTGCTCAGCCATCTTCCCAATATTAGCTGGGGTAGTGCCAAGCTCAGCAGCTCTTACAGCCACTGCATTGTTCAACGCCTCACCATCACCAAATTTGGCTGCGAGTTGTTGTAGAACAGAAGTACGGTTGGTTTTAGCAACTGTCTCTTGTTCGTTAGACGCAAAGGTTTGCCTGATTAGGTTAACAACTGCATCTGCATCAAGACCATTGGCATTAGGAGAGGTCTCCCCTTTAGTTGGTGGCACTTGAGTATTCTGGGAAAGCCTATTTACAACATCTTCTACGGCTTCTCTCTTTGTCACTTCTTCACGCAGTCTTTCGATTTCTGCCCTATCATTGGCTCTTTCAGCCTCTAGGGTTGTGATGTGTAGCTGTGAACTATTCAACGCTGAGAGTGCAGTTGAAGTATCTTTGTATTTAGGATTCCCTTCTCCGTCTTTGATCTGTCCTAGCTGGTCTGCAAAGGGATCACTTGCTGGAGGCTCCGGTGTCGCCGGAGGTGTAATATCGTTGGGATTAGTTGTTTGTGTGAACGGGTCTGGGTCAGCCACGTTAATATTCCTTGTGTTGATGGTATAGGTCCGTATATATACTTATGTAACCTATAATATTAAACTGGGGAGTAATAATTTATACAAATTTCTAAATCCCTCTATATACTATTACTCCAAAAAGGGGGTAAATGTCACAAATTATTTTTAACTTTTTTCAAGAAGCATATTTTTAAGGGCTTTATTAGATCTTATTTGAGCTAAGCAGTCAGCTTGTAAGAAGCCCCAATTAGCTTTACCATACAACTCTGTGTCTAACATATCCTTAATAATCTTCTCGTTCTCGTTGTCTAACCACTTAGCTAGTTGTCGTCTAAAGACCAACCCCTCCTTGAAGCTGGTCTCTAAACCTTTTTTCTGTTCTGCGTCTAAACCGCGTTTCAAAGACTCCTTCATAGTTGAGGCTCCTCTGTAACGATGTCATCTTCCGTAGGACCAGACTGTGCAACAGCCATATCCTCCTGAACCTGATTAACAAGGGTTGCGGTCTCTTGTTGTTCAGCAATTGCTACGTTAGTAGAGAACAACTGATAACCTCTGATGTTAACAACATCCTCAATAAACTTAGACATAGCTTTAGCTGAAGTGTGTGGAGCAATCATCTGTCCAATAGGACTGTTGAATACGCCAACAAGGTTCTGAAGCTCTTGTGCTTGTTGAGCAAAGTGTCTAGCCCCTACAGGACGAAGGATACCATCTGCTGTGATGTCTTCCTTCGTAATATCTTGGAATTTAACAACACCAATGTCATTATCAATAATACGAACAACATCTTCGTGGTTCATATTTCTGTGTGCTGTCTCAAGCATGTTATTAAGAAGGGGCTCTAGTAGCTCCATCTCAAACTGATTGATCTTCTCTTGGAAGATACGACCAGAAGCGTTCTCTAGAGACTGCACCTCAAAGGCTGTCTTCTCTCCGGGAGACCTAACACCCATAGCTTCACGAGGAGCTCCAGCATATAGTTCCATACGCTGTTCGATAAGTTGAGTTTCATTATCTGTGGCAAAGAGTACATTCAGGCTCTGGGCCATCTCCTGTACATCACCACCTTCATCAATATGAATCTCAGCGTTTGGTCCCCATTCAAACTCTTCCACCTCGCCAATAATCTTCTTAGGAGAGACGATCATCAAGTCCATAGCCGTAGCTTTCATATTCTCAATATGATCGAGACGATACTGTAGACCAACTAGATTCTCAAGGGGGCTCATAGCCCACAGATTATTCGAGCGTAGTCTCCAACCAACATGGCTGATAGGTGCTCTACCCCCGTAGGTGGGCATAGGCTCGTCTCTGACTAGCACTGAGCGATCTACTATGGTGAGCATCCTGCCAGTGTGTAGCTCCCCTGTGTGACCATCGTGGTAGTCCCCGTAAAATTCAAGAATCTCCACATAGTCAGACTGATAATACTCCAGCATGTTACCAAAACCATCGGCTTGGTATTGGATAGCTTTGTCAAAGTCCTCAGACTGCCAACCAGTAACTCTGTCACGGATGTCAGCCCTACGAAGCAGAGCAGCATTCCAGAAGGAGTAATCTGGGTCTGTGTCAGCTAGTTTCTTCAATTCCCCTAAAGTCTTAACACTCCTAACAACGAATGGAGTATTGTGGATACTGTTAGCAAGTGGATTAAACACAATGTCAAGAGGGTCAATCCTTACCGCCACTGGTCCTACGAAGTCTGCTGTACGTTCTCCTGAGTCCTCAGTCTTATAACGAGTCTCAAAGGAGGGCATAGCAAAAGCATTACCACGGTCAATGTAATCATATAGCAAGCGACTCATAGTGGTCTGCATATGGCCTTCACGGGTCTTGTTCTCCATGTAAGCTGTTACAGTTTCTGCAACTTCTTTCTTAGCTGCGTCCTTAGTGTACGCTTGCCAAGTTAGCCACTTATCATTCGGGAAAAGCGAGCTAAAGTAGTTAGCATGTAGATTGTCCCTAATGTTACACAGCTTAGGAAGGGTTGTTGTATGCACCCAAGGTAAGTCTGAGTTAGCTGTAGTGGTTGTGTCTGTGGCATAGATATACTGATCTATTTCCTGCCACTTACTAATAATACCAGCTCTTTGTAAGTGATAACGCGACCAGAACTGGCTCACCCAATGAGCAGCCCCATCAGGCTGCATATAGGTTCTTAGTTCTGCAATTTTATCTGAATTCGTGGCCATCAATAAACTCCACCAAATCGGCTTCTATTGCCATTAGTTTTTGTAAAAAAGTCCGCTACCATAGAGGACTTCGATCTTGCGGGAGATACAGCGATAGAAACTGCTGAAGCTAACGCATCTTTAATATCATCATGCTGTGGTCTAGCTAGTACGAGTTCTTCTTCAAGAACCTTCGTCCAGCCTCCTTCGGAGTGCCACACTTGCATGTTGTCGTATTTAGGCTCCAGAACAGCAGCAATGCGCTCCTCCTTGTTACCCTCATACCTATTTGGCCTGTACTCGGCCACAGAGAGCCGTAGACCCTCCTTCTTGACGTGATCCTTAATACCCTCCACGATTACTTGTTGAGCCGCTGTAACCTCAGCCTGAATCTTCTTAAAGCTCCATTGAGAATGTAGGGCAGCAACCTTATTGAAGTAGTCAATAATCTTAGTGCTTTTAAATCTCTCAATATCCAATACGAAGATATTCTTATCACTGTCCACCCCAATAACGACGATAGCAGTATAATCAGCTCGCTTAGTTAAACTATAAGCAAAGTCAACCGCTGCGTATACGTTAAGCCTCTTGCCGTTATAGAACCAGTTACCTCCCTCTCTTTTTAGAAAGCGGGGATTATAATACTGGAACTTGTCTCGACCAATACGATCAGAGGAGGGATCATTTGGATCATTGTAATACTGTGCATGGAACTGTACCCTGTCAGAATACTCAGCCTCAATACGAGCCAAAACTCTAATATCAAAACCGAAGAACTTACCATCCGGCCTAACCACACGAGGCCAGATATACGCGCCCTCTTTCTCCACTGCATACTCTTTAATCTCCCAAACAGGGATGTTTCCTAAGAATTCCCCTTCAGCATCATAATCCTTGTATACGGTGTTTTTCCACTCCCCATAAATGTCAGCTGGGTGGTAGCGAGTACCACAGGCTAACGTAAATCCCCCAGCGTTTCTGATAGAGGTAAACTGGGAAACAGCTTTACTGACACTCTCTCGCCCTCCCTCAGTGTACGCATTATCTGGGACCACGAGATCGTCCCCCACAACGACATCAGCGTGCCAGCCAGCTGTGTTAGTTGTAATACCAGCAATAGCAATAGTTGCATCTCTAATACCTTCTTTTTTCCTTTTGGGGTGGTCTATGCTAATCTTAGTAGCTGACCACTTATCTCTATTACCCGCTTCGGGGTTGATATATTCAGGAAAGTATTTCTGGAACTTCTCACCCTCTAGCATGTTTTTAATAGCATAGAGCTGTGTGATAGCTAGGTCCGCTGTAGCGGATACATAAAAAATACTAATCTCTGGGTGACGTGCTATCATCCAGACACACCATGTAGCAACCATATGACTCTTTAGGTGGGCACGAGGTAGCATGATTAGTTTATTACTGGTAATAGCCTCTCCCATACCGTATAGATCATACTCTTGAAGCCACTGGTAGATTTCTTTATGGACGCTACCATACATGTAACCGGGATTAACCACTTTAGCAAAGAAGTACAGATCATCAAGCATTACCTCTCTGACCTGCTTTACTTCTTCGGGCATGGCATCCAGTTTTTTATAAGCATCTTTCAGCCATTGTTTCATTACTTAACTCCTATAGCGAGGTGCATTGATATATCGTATCAGAGTTCAAGTACTGTTCACACCTCATAAAATACGTTAAGCATCAAGCGGGAGGTATCCGAGAAATTTGATTCTGACAAAGCTGAGCTAGAGCCAGCTTTGGTTAGTTCTGCCATCAGGATATAATCAGTACCATCTGGAACGTAACCCTGTATAACATCAGCAAAAGTTATACCAATAGTTCGAAAAGTTGCTGGGTTGTTGATGCCTATGACGGTCTCAGATACGAAAGGTAGATTATTGATCTTGACGTCCCCTGTAGAAGAACCTTTAGCTGTTAAGACAATATCAATCCTAACAAATACTATGTTTCCAATTTTAACATAAGACCCTTCCTGCCTACTATAAGTCATCCCAACACTTGCCCCGCCAAAAGTAATAGTCGGGGTGAAAGTACCTGAAAAGTTGGCTGAATTATCAGAAACAAACTCCCAATCACCAGAAGTATATTCTCTAAACGTAGCCACATAACCTGCGTATGTCGTAATATTCTGACCGTTTGGCAAGATGAGGTCTGTGGAGTGGTGCGTTAGTGTAAGAATTCCATCAAAGTGAAGCGTTACTTCCGTACCGATGCCAAGAGTTTCAATGCTGGTAATTGATGTTGTACCAGTTATATCAAAATAGTTGCCATCAGTACCAAGCGTCAAAGCTGCGGCGGAGGCAACGTCTGCGCCTTTGCTCTCATTAATTTGTTTTGAATTAGTATCTAGGGGGCCGCCAAGTTGCGGGGTTGTGTCAGCTACAAGACTACCTATACCACCAATATTAGATAGAGAAGTAGCTGCATTAGCTACATCACTAAGGTTATTAGCGGCTAGCATATCTCCCGTTCCATCTCCTGCGGAACCTTGCTGAGCAAATAACTCCCACTTATTGGCTGTGAGGTCTGTGGAGAATGTGCCTGATGTATGAGCCTCTAAACAAATATAAGTACTACCAGCTTCAGAAATAAGGTCATTAATCACATACGCAGTGGAAGTAACCCACGGACCTTTCCAATCTGGAACATAGGTAGCGTCTGTTACCGTAACTCCAGCAACCTTTAGTTCTGCTGCGTTAACCGTTCCCACGTTAATTAGATCATTACTATTAAGATCAATATCAGCAGACATAGTGTTTGGAGAGTCTCCAGAGCGACTTAGTGCGTCCTGTAAGGCTGTCTCAATCAACTGAAAGTTATCGTTAATAAGTCTTCTATTAAAACCGCTAGTGACGTCATTGAGTATTACATCAACTGCCATTTTTCTTCTCCCTATGTTTCTCAAGAAGTGACACATCGAGGTCAAACTCTCCAGCCAGTTTCTTATCTTGTTCAATAGCACCCTCTATCTCTTCCTTAGAAGGACGCCCAGCTTTACGCTCAGACCAGCCTCTATCATTAAGCCATTTACCAGCTTGGTACGAACCACTATCTAGAGCAGCGTCTATGATAGTTTGTATCCCGTCGGAACGCAAGGCCAGAGCCAACTCTTCTTCCCACTCAGAGACATGCTCAGACAAAATCTTATTTGCTTTAATCCTAGTCCAATGTTTCCAATCATAGAGAAACTCATTAGCGAAGTTGTAACCAACAGGATCACGCATCTCTATATAGCGTTTCTTTAAGGAAGGGTAGACCTTTTCTTTATAAGTTTTGTCTTGGCCATCTAGAGTGAAGATAGCCAAGTCTGTTTTATAACCTAGTTCTAGAAAAAGACTCTGAGTTATATATCGTCCTTTTTCATCTTTAAAAAAACTTTTATCTGTCTTATCCATAGAATACTCCTAATATTGATGACAAAGCCAGACCTAAAATTAAATGTTTCAAAACACTTCTCGGAGGATTATATCGTCCATAGTTAGACTGCCACTTCCACTAGAACCGGGAAGGATAGTTATCGTTGGGGCTGCGTTTACTGCAACGAAAGTATTCGTATGAGTTTGTCCGGGGACAAGACTGTTCGCAAAATCAAATCCGCTTCCATCTGTAATTTCAATATAAGCAGACCTTGATGCCGATATGCCAATGTCGAATTGATAAGTGCGCCCAATAGTGAACACAAGTAGTTGCTCTATGCCGCCATAATTGGAGCCGTCAATTCTTGTTAGTACAGCTTCGCCGCCTACAACTGATGCAGAACCCGAACCGATAGAAACATCATCCCATCCCGTCAAATCTCCTGCACCAAAATCTCCATTTGTAACAAGATCCCGGCCAAACGGAGCCTTTGATTGTTTGTGTGGAAGTCCTAAACCTATTTCAAGTGATAAACTCATTTGATTATTCCTACAAATATTCCACGATTAAATAGCCTTTATAACTAGTCGCGGCATTTCCTGCATCGCCCGTAAACATCAATGTGCGCTTTGCCTCGGTATCACATCGCTGAAAGAACTCTCGTCTATCGGATGTCTCCGTTGCCGCATCAAACGTCCATGTCTCGTGCGTGGTCACACCATCACCACTCTTGAAATAATAGACTTGCCCAGCAGAGCCGCTTTGTGCGTCATGTACTAAACGTACGCCCATAACTTCTGCGCCCAAGGGTAATTTAACAAGATGCTCGCTAGTCTGTTGAGGCAATCCGCCATCTCTGTTCTGATGTCTCGTAATAACATATTTTAGATTTGAGCCAACATTAGACATGCCGTATCTTGCGCCATAGTCAGCATCAAGGGCTTCCATTGTGGCTGGGGCAGCTTGACTATTACGGCAATTACGCTGTTTAACTCGACCAACACCTGATTGGTTGCCAATATCTGTATCACCAAATAAGGTGGACCCTTCCAGAATGAACGAGAAGTCATCACGTAGATAAGTTCCGTCTAGGGAGAGTAAGCCAGGTCGTAGGTTGTCAGCATAGCTGCTCGCGTTATCAACCTCAATAAACCATTCACCGTTCACCGAGCCTTGGTTGATGAAGACTTTTCCGTGATCGCCTATAGTTGCAA